CTATGGTCTGTGAAATTAAAAGTCAGCTCATAAGCCTGGCCAGAATCCACAGTAACCTGTTGCTGAATAACAGCGCTGGTTCCACTATTATCCAGGTCAACATCAAAGCCAGTTGCGGTAACATCATTACCAGAAATAACAGTCCAGCCTGTTAAATTATTTCTAAAAGTACCATTCGTAACAGCATCAGCAACAGAAACAAAAGAAGTAGGCGCAGATATAAAAGCAGTCTCGTTAATCGTCCAATCAGTATGACTCGTCCTCTCAATCTGCCTTGGGGCATAATCACGGTGAGCGATAAACATAGTATCGGCAGACTGGGCAAACATAAGATCAAACAAAACGCTCGTAGGGTAAGGAGTCGTAAGCTCTACCGCTATACCACTCTCCTCGATCCTTCCATTGTCCTTATAAAACCTGACGTATAAATTTCCAAACTCAAGCATATAAGCCTGGGTATCGCTAAACTGGAAACGAACCATACGCACATTTGCATCGGTAACTCCTTTTTTCAGAGTAACAGTATCAAGGGTATGCGTAGCTGCGGTAGTATGCTTAAAGCCGATAAACGTGGCAGTTGTTAAAGCCCGAAATTCAACGGTGCTATAAGTTCCAACAGCCATGCTAGTAGAAGCAAAAATCTGCTCACCGCCAGTAGAAGTTCCTATCTGAAGATTAATCGCCCCGGTGCCAACAACAAAGCCAAGAATATAAAGCTGACCAGCAACAGTCACAATCTCTTCCTCGGCCCAGCCGTAATTACTGGCATTAGAGGAAACTATATTCATTAAATTTGTAGAATGGGCAATAGAGCCAGTCCCAACAGATTTGTCAGTCCAGCCCGTAATATTGCTAGCGAAGGTTCCATTAGGCATCAACTCGGAACCAGTAGAGGCAGGCTTTACATCAGCAACATAGTGAATTCCACCGCGTCGCCTCGCACCACCCTCGGGAAGCACTTGAAAGTTCTCCATGGTTTCGCAACCATGTTTATACTTGTCAAGATCAACGCGACCCTTTAAGCGATCCGAGATTTCCCCGGTATTGAAATGAGTGTATATAGAAAATGACTTTGACATTCATCACTCAACCTTAATTTTCTGATCATCAACCACAAAAGTACGACGACGAACATCGACTAAAGAATTCGCCTGAATGGCAGCCGGGGTACCCTCCTGACTATTAACCAACCGAGCATTAGCGATCTTGTTGTCATACGTACCCCAAAAATCCTGGGCAATACCACGAGAACCTGTAATGGGAATAGCCAACTCCGCAGCCAAGCGAGCCTCATAAGCTTCAATAAAAAGAGGATCAAACTGAGATGGATCAGTAACCCGTTGTAAATATAAAAGATTTATGGTGGAATAATCAGAAAGAATTTTACGCCCTTCAATTACATGGTCAATGCGCTCATCACCAGAATAAACATCAAGTACCCTTAAGCAATAAGGATTCTCAGGCATTTGGTGTTGTTTCGCCCAGGTAAAAGCGGGAGCATCTGCAAGAGCCGCAAGCTGAACACGAACCACGGCAAAGTTCCAAGCCGCATCCCTGATCACAGCATCCCTTACATCCTGATAGATAGAATTAACACGCTTGGCGCGCCCCGTATTCTCGGCAATATCCGAGATAGGGGCAGCGCCCAGCTGTTGAAGCGCATTGGAAGCTATTAGAGTAAAAGAACTCACAACCGCCCTCCAATAATTAGTTTACAACGTAAGTAACAACCATGGTGATATCGCCAGCAGCAGCAGTAGCCGCAGCGGTTTCCATGGTCAACGCAATCCTCAAAGGAACGCCCGGATCTGAAGTCAGACCAGCATCTTCCCATACAAAGTTTGCAACAGCATTAACATTGCGAGCCTCAAACGCACATTCTACCCCAGCAGTATTAGCCGCCTGAAGAGTAGTGATTGCGGTTGCATAAGCATCACGATCTATAACAGCCTCAGCTGCATATGCGGTAGTAGAACCATCGGTATCATTAAACTTGGTACCGCCGTTATACAAGCCAACATCTGTCGCCAAAGCGGGAGAACCATTAGAATCCAAGTCGTCATTATAAAGCAAAATGCTGACAACTTTGGAATTCGAAGGAACTTCAGCCATGTAGATAATATCGTTATCGTCGATATCGCCAGTAGCAGCTGCTATCGTGTCCATAAAAACACGCATTTTGCCAGTACCACTCCCTGCCTCCATAAGAGTACGAGGAGTCGCATCCAGCTTTGTAATCTCGATTCCTTTAGCCATTGAATTACTCCTTATTTATAAGATTATTACGCAGATTCATCACAAGAAACTTCGACTACCTTCTCATCTTCGATACGGGTAGCGCCCATAGAACCTTCGACGAACACCTGAGTAGAGTAATTCTTGTCAGAACGCTCTGTGATGCGAGACTTCGGATTACCATTTAAGGCGATACCGATACCAGACTTCGCCCAAGCAAGGCACTTGCGAATATTAGATGCAACAGCCAACCTGGTAGAAATAATAAAGTGAAATCCCATAAACGTGTTAATGTCACCATTTACAAGGGCTTTCACGCTATTATAATCTGCGCTCGTAACTTGAGTCGTATTTAACAAGGCTTCCAGCTGAGCAGGCCCGATGCAAAAATAAAGAGGTTCTGCATCCGGATCAACGTCAGAATCAAGAAGTTTCTTTTTAGCTGTAATGATTTTAGCTACTGTTAAATCGGCAGAACCATGAGCAATTTGCTGCGAAGCCGGAAGACTTACAGACGAAGAAGAATCGTTTTCATCTATCGCGTAAGCATTGCCAGTAGCAGCAGATATAATTTCATCATCTTTTTGGCGGTTCAATGCCATTAACAAGGTCTTCATCGTAGGGCTCGTAGGATCTTTCGACATCTTGACTCGATCAGGATTGTCAATAAGATCAGCTGCCCTAAAGGTGTTAAAGGTAACACGCCTTCGGCTGTAGGGTACTTCGGTCAACGGAGTGTCCTCGTGTCGACTCACAGCTTTTTGCATAATTACACTGTCTAACCTATCGAAATGAAAGGCCTTAGCGTCATTCACCTGTTCCATGCGTACCGCGTTGGATAGCTTGGACTGCTTTTGTTGAGAAAGATGGATAAATGTATCCGCCCAATCTTGCTCAAACGCTTTGGTAATTTGTTGAGACATCAGCTAACTCCTTAAGTTAGATTATTAAGAGTAGAAGAGTTAGCGGAACCACTCCGGCTCTTCCGGGGAAATCCCCAAAAAAAAGATTCCGGCCCAAAAGGGGTATCGGTAAGTGAAAAAGAAATTATCCGACCTTTGCGGGTTTCTTCTTCCTAGCCCCCTTACGCTTTGTTTTAGGCTTAGGAGAAGATCGAGGAGGAGAACTCACGATCTTCTCCCCTAGCCCAACAACAAAAGAAGGAGGAAAGTTACCAGCCTCAACAGGCTCCTGGAGTCTATCGGAGGCTGGACACAACATATACACTAAATCTGCATTAGATACAACAGTATTATACGCCTTACAACGACCATCGGAATAATGATTACATTGACGGCATGAAATTGGCTTGCCGTCACCCATTATTCCTCCTCGCCATATGCAAGGCTATATAGTTTTTCCATCTCCTGAATAGCCTTCTGGTGGTTAGGATGCTCAGCAGAATGATACGCCTCGTGCAGAGCATGGCCCTGATCATTACGAATTGCGTTGATTTCCGTCTGAGCCACATCCGGGCTCAATAAATGATTTGAGCTAACATTGCCAGTAAAGCTACCCTCGGACATCATAGACCCAACCTTGTGAAACATACGAATCAACATAGGATTGGAATCCAGGTTATTTGTTTTTAAAAAGTCGCGATCCGAATCAGTAGCAAACTGATCAAAAGCGCGAACAGCTAGAGAAAGATTCTGGTCGTAAGCCTTCCCCCAATCCTTCTGCAAGGCGGTTGTATTATCAGCAACCGTCTTAGCTTGAAAGTTTTGGATGTCATTAATAGAATCAAAAGCCATGTTGTTATAAAAGTCTAGAACAAACGCGGCTTGATTCTGGCTTAAACCATTCTCATGCGCCTGGGTTAAAAACTCCTGTTGGTTTTCAAAGTTATACTCGCCAGTATCAATCTTGCCTGGGGGAGTATATTCGTAATCTTCCGGAGATTCAGGGCGCCCCAGCTTATTCCAAATATCGCCCATAGCATCAACGTCTTCTGAGTCAGGTATAGATATAGACCGACCACGAAAAGACTCCATATGCTTATAAGCCTTAGCCAAGGAAGAAACATCCTTAAACCTTGACAAGCTCGCATCACCATGCAACTCATCCGGCAAATCAGCCATCCACCCCGACTCACCAGAATCACCAAGTAAGCCACCACTTGAATTGTCCGCATCATCATAACCATCATCATAAACGGGTTCAGTGATTTCTTCTTCAGACATAAAACCTCCTATTTTAAAAAATTAAAATAATCTTGTTAATCGTCGCCTCCTGGGATATAAACCCCCAACAGTTCTGAAGGATAAAGCTGTTCTTCCTCCTTCTTATCCCAATACTTCTTACGAGCCTTCTTGCCCTTCTTGGTAAGCTCTTTTAATCTCTTAGGATACTTCGACTCAGCCTTCTTTCTGCGGTCCTTCTTTTCCTTGTCTTTCCAATACTTCTCATCCCAGCCAAGTAATTTGCGAGCCAGTAATTTGCCAAAACTTTCTTTCTTTTTAGATTTCTTTTTAGCCATGACTATTTGTCCTTGTTAGATTTTTTTTGTTCTTCTTTCACCTGCTTGTATTTCTTAGACAAGTAATAAAGACCAGCACCAGCAGTACCAATCTTAACCTTCTGCTTGGTTGTAGTCTTAGGTATCTTCGAATGTGCCTTCTCAAGCGCCTTCATCACACCCTTAGGCATATCAATCTTCTTTCTGCCTCTAAGCTTCCCGACAGACTTCGCGTCCTTAGGAACCATCTTTGATTTTCTTAAACGACGAGCCGACTTCTCAAGCTTCTTCTCTGTCTCGGTAGAAGCTTTCTTAGGCCCAGAACGCCTCTTAGCCTGAGCCTGCAATAGTTTCTTCTCAGCCTCAGCCTTCTTTCTAGCCGCCTCTCTCTTGGCGCGAGCAATCGTCTCATTCCGCTCCAACCTCTTTTCGTCCCGCCTTTTCATCTCACGCTCGATCTTCTTTTTTCCGCTTGTCTTCTTCGCGGTCTTCTTCTTCGTAGCTTTCTTTTTGACCGCCTTTTTCTTAGGCGGATCGCCCATCGTCTTCCTGTATTTTGAAGGGTTAAGCGCAGGCTCTCCCTTAGATTTAAATATTTTTTTGCTAATCAACTCGGCAAGCTTTTTGATCGCCTTATCTCGCACGCCCATAACCAGCTCCTATTTTCCTTTGGGTTTTCTAGGTTTAGGGCCAAGCAAACTCTGTCGTCGAGTTGACTTGCCCTTATTCGGATTATATTTAGAAGGCAGCTTGTCCCTGTTCAGAGATTCGCGAGCCCGTTGTGCCTCCGACTTCTTCATTCGTGTAATCTTTTTGTCAGCCTCACGCATAGTAGGACCACCAGCCCAACCTTTCTGCTCACCCGATTCATAATTCTTATAAGGCTTACGCTGGCCATGTTGATACTGCTGACTACTCTTATGTTTAAAATCTAATTTCTGCTTGCCGTATTGCTTTCGTATTTTAGGGGAAATATTTTTAAACGCCTTCGGATTCTTAGACTCCAAGCTCGAAAGATCACGCATCGTCTTATCTGTCAAACTCTTGCCAAAATCTTTACCTGGCTTTGGCTTCGGAAGGGACATAACCCTAGCACGTTCCGCCTTTTTAGCCTCTCCGAATAACTTAGTGCCTAAGACCTTACCATGCCTCCTAATCCACCAGCCCAAACCAAAGATAGCACCAACAGGGCCGAGACTTATAGGGATAAAAGGAGGATCTAAAACCTTTTCTTCTGCCCCGCCTTGATAGCGATACATAGGATCAGACTCAGAACGAGAAGCATTTGCCTGGAAAGTAACCGTCATTTTTCCCTCTTTTTCTTACGCGTTAAAGAAGCCGCAGTACCCGCGCCAACTAAAGAAGCCGCAGGGGTGTTTAATAAGTGTTTGCCCGAAGTAGTTTTCTTCCACGGAGCAATCCCACGCGAAGGACTCCATTTGCCAGCCCCTTTATCTACATCCGCACGATATTTCTTAACAGACTTTCTTTGTCGCCTAGCGCGGTCTAAATTCTCCTGAACAAACTCTTTCGGATCCTGCCCAAACAGTTCGCCCAATTCTTTATTCGTCGGCTTGCTTCCACTTTCCAGACGATCCCCCAAATCTTTTAACTTGCCCGTAACTCGAGCCTCCCACTCCTTTGTTTCCTTGGTAAATTTTTTAGCACGATCTATCAATTCTCGATGTTCCTTTTCTTTGCGAGCCGCTCTAGCTTTATGTTCATCCATAAATTTTTTACGCCGAAGTTCGTAATACTCCGATGTTGTCATTCGCTTTTTAAAAAACTTCCCAGCCATTAATTCTAAAAACTTTTTAAACATTATTTTTTCCTTACATCGCGACTCAGATAATTATCCATCCTGGCTTTAATCTGCAAGAAGATAGAACGCTGCCCTTCCTTGTAAGCCATCATATGCGTATCGGACTCAAAGGAAGAAACGGAATGATAAACATTTTCCAGTAATTCATAAACCTGTTTTCCGTCAACGCTGTTAAACGTCCGGTAAAACGACTCGTCAAGAGCATCCTCTGAATTAGGAAACTCCCGCAGGGATTTGACTTTGGGTGCCACTCAGTATTCCTCCTTGTTCACCAAGAACTTTTAATAATGGCGCTGTCTTACTCATGCTATCAACGCCTTCTTGCATCTGTTGGCCTTGTTTCTCAGCCTGGGCTGCCTCAGCTTTTTCAGCCTGCATCCTCTCTGTCTCATCCTTATCACGAACAATCTCGGGCGGAACACCCATCAAAGGAGCAGCAAAGCGGGAAGCCTCTTGCAAGTTCTGAACATCCAACACGCCAGGATCAGACGAAGAAAACTCGACATTCATCTGCGACCAACGCTGGATCGCCTGCACCTGGGCAAGTTTCTGAGCCCGAGCAAGTTGACCTGTATAAACAATATCCAATCTATCCAATCCATCCAGTTCCGGAGGCGGATCAGAAACAGCCTTAGACCTCACCATGATTGCAGCACAACGCTCAAGCATGGGGCCAAGAACCTCGGATTCAAAACGAGAAACGGTGGGACCAAGCAAACGCTCAACCTCACCGCGAACAGTAATAACCTCTTCTGCGGTCATTGCCTTCCCTCGAGGCAGGTTCAACTGATCTACTAGATACATGTCTTTAATCCCTTTGATCAAATTCTCCGCAACGAGGGAAGATAAATTCAAACGAAGCTCTGACGGCATCGTGCGAACTTCTCTAGGATTGCGAGAATAAACAATCGCATTGGGTATCATTTTCACACTACCCACAAAACCTTCTTCACCAGACAACAAGGGTGGATTAACAGCCTTCTGCAATCCAACCAGCTCCTGTCTTCTCAATTCATTCAAACTAAGGATATCAGCCATCGCAACAGCCGCAGGGCCACGGCCACGATCCTCACCAGAAGCCTTATCCCAACGCCCAACCATATAAGGAAATTCATGATAAGCTGTTGTCTCTAAAACAACCTTGTCCTCCTCTAACATTTCAAGAGCCGTAAACGGAAGTTTGGATTGAAAAGTTTTAGGAAGGTCCTCGGTAGGACAAACACAGTTCACCAACTTAACAGCTTCATCGGGTGTCTTCTCAAGCTTGGCTGTATACTTGGCTGGAATTTTAGACTTGTCAAAACGCTGATACATTTGCCGAACAGAAAACTCGTAATCCCTGAACACGGTATCAACCAAGCCCATATCATTCTCGGCAAACACATAAGAGCTGATAGGCAGCGCTTTAAAATTAAAACCATTAAAACCCGGTTTTTTTAAACGGGCCTCTTCAAGATAAATACAAACTGTTGCGAATGAATTAAAGTCAGCATAAATTTCATTAATAACAGAATAAAAATTAGACTGGGCCAGTCCATCAAACACGGCCATGTTTACTTCGCGCAACCAGTTTTTAACATTAACATTTTTATTTAAAACGGAATACTGACTCGACTCGGGAATAGAAAACCCAAACCACTCGATAGCCTTTGGAGTCAGGGTGTCAGCCATAATCAAGGCCAACGTATTACTGGCTGCAGGGGCAGTAGAATCATAATGGTCATTACTCAAATGGCCCGGAGTCCTGAACGAATCAATGGATTTTTTTCTCGGACGGATATACCTGGCAATCGAAGAATAAAACGGTTCCCATTCCTGACGCTCCTCAACCTTGGCATCTCGCCTTTTCAACATCATTTTTACGCCATCATCATTTTTCATAATACTATCCTAAGGTTTGAGAGCCAGGCGCAGTTCCAGTTAAAGAAGCACCAAAAGCAGGGGCAGTAGAGGTATCACCGCGCACCCCAGAATGAATAAGGGATTGACGCCCCTTCTTTCTAGCAGCAACACGCGCAAGTCGCTTTTCCCTGTCCTTTTTATCCTCATCCTGTACCGGAGGTGGAGGGGGCGGAGGCGGCGGAGACGGGGCACCACCACCGAATTGATCCACTTTGCGGGACAATAACTCATAAAAATCCTTTTCATCTAAAATCATAATTAACCTCCAAAAAGAGAATAGTCGGAAGTCGCCATGGGTTGATACTGGTCCTGGCTGAAGTTCCTGTAGTTTTTTGCCAATTCCATAAAAGCATCTGCGCCATTCGAACTCCAATCATGAACAGGCTGGACACGAAAAGTCTGACGCTTATCATCAAACTCCTTATGATAGCTGCGAAGACACGAGATGCCTTTCTCGCACTTAACCCTATCAAACCAAACCTTGGGAAGCAAGCGACGAGCGGCATCAATGGATTCCTCTTTCGCCATAACCTTTTTACCAACCCTGAAATTAATACCAAGAGAACGGGCAGCTGCACGACGACTTTTACCTGTAGTAAACTCCCTCACCTCAATATCATGAGGCGCGGTATGATTCCCATACGCATAACCATGTCTGTGCCTCATATCAGACAACACGCCAGCATAAAAAGAAAGACCCTCTCCGCTATTCTCATAATAATTAATACATCTAACTTCGTCACCATGCGATTGCGTAAACCAGATAGAAGTTGCATCATTCACACCGAGATCCCACCAGGTATCTACTGGAAGAGCTGGCTCAAAAGGAACCTGGGTAATCCTTCCATCTTCTTCAGCCCGTCGCATCTCAACAGAGAAATAAGCGCCAGGAATAGCAGATTCGAATGAACAGAAATACTCTTGCTGTATCATTTCCTCGACCATACCCTCACGACGTTCTGCCTCGATATCCTCAGGTGACACAATATGAGTTCCATCTGCACGACGAGTTTGGTCAACAGTGAGCAGGGAACAAAACCAATCTTCTTCCTCAAGGCCCACCTGATAAGTTTTATAGCCATGGTTCTGCCCTCGCGGTGTATAAATAAATAAAGCCCAGCCGCCATTCTCCCTTAAAATCGGACGGAGCAAATCCCAGGCCCTCGGATTCATGATAGCCCACTCTGAAAAGATCAGCCCGACGGGATTAGTCCCGACGAGCCAATCCAGTCCCATATCAACCCCCACAAGTTGATAATAAGAACCGTTGCACAAAGTCACCTTCATATCGGTTTCATTTTTACCGACAGCCACGCCAGGAGGGAAATGATCCATGTAGCGAAAGCCATCACGGTCTATTCCATCCCACATGGCTTTTCTGGCCTGCCTTGCCGTAGGAAAGAGGTGGAAATACCCGCCTACCCTCTGCAAAGCCATCTTGGCGCATAAGTTCAGCGCACTTTTATCTTTTCCAGATCTCCTGTGCCACACGCATACGGCTCGCTTTACACCAGAGTCAAACGCCTGGAACAGGGGGAGTTGGTACTCCCTCGGCTGGTAATTGTACGGAATCTTCATCATTGTGATAATTTAAGACGTTAATAGTGACCTTGCCTTCGCTGGAATCCACGGCTGATTCCTTCTGTAACTGCTTGGCTCGCCACTCATAAAATTTAGCCGTATTCTTAGGATTGAAACGAGCCCACTCAAGAAAACCCTCATGGCCGCCAAGCCTCTCGTAAACATAATCAAAGGAAGCAGTAATCGCAGATTTCTTCTCAGGCAAATCAACGTCCTTATTGTCAACAGAGTCCATGGTCTTATCCCACTCACGGTTTTCCTTGCGGGACTGATTCATGCGATCCGCAGACTTAAGCATCTGATCAAATTTCTCGGCGTTAAAAAGCTTTTTCATTCCTTACACTTACCTCCGTTAAGAATTTCAATCTGACATTCGTATTTATCAATAAGATGATTCAATCGTACGGTATGCTTTGTCTCGGTAATATAATCCGCATCTGTCAAGCACCACATCTTGCCCTGCCCGGACTGAACAGGAGAATAAGTCACTCCCTGGGCAAAATCAGAAGGACGGTCAAGAATCCTTCCTACGCCTGCGCCCGAGGAAACGCAGTTTGCTAGCAGCATCGGAAGAATCAATACCATCAAGCTCCTCGCGCTGCTTCTCACGCATCCCCGAAAATTCCTTGTTAATTTCAGCATTTTTCCCCCTTATAGACTTAAGATCAGATGCACGAGCCGCATCTATCCCGGCTTTTCTACCCCAGTACACGGCAAGCAAAATAGCAGCTACCAGCCCAAAGGCAACCATCAAGCCCATTGTCATTTTTTATCATCCTTATTTTTATTAAACCCAACATTCCCAGCGCCAACATTAGCTATCTTCAATAAGAAGTTAATTGCGCCAGTTGCCTTGCCAAGCCATTTGTCGTCCACCTTTGTAGGGGTTAGAGCTGTTAATACTGTTAGACTGGCTATAATCCCTGAGATAGCCACCAGGTAATCTGGGGCCTTTGCCATTAATCCAACTAAACCGTCCATTTTTATCTCCTTAAAGGGTTATTTTTCCCACCGTCTGCTAGTATTCTTTACCAGCGTCGCTTTATTTTTATTAAACTTCTTTTGAGCCTTCTTAACATTCTTCGAAAGTTTCTTAAGTCTGTTGGTAGAAGCTATCTCAGAACGTATCTCATGCCCCTGAAATTTCAGAAAAGCATCTGAGTGGATGTCGATCCCTTTTTTGGCAAGAGCTCTCTCACGAGCTTCCCCTTCACGAACAGCCTGTTCAAATAATCTTTTTCCGGCCTTATTATCAGCCATTTTAAATCTCCTATTTTTTTGGCGGATAGAGCCACATAACATCCGGAGACTTGGACTCATCTATATCCACATGAATAAAATTGCTGGCAACGCCAATTCGGGTAAAAAAATCTGGAAGTATGGAAAGAAAAAGCATCCTGTCCGAAGAATTCAAACAGCGAATGTCAGCCGCTAAACCTCTACGATGCGCGGACGATTCCACGCCACCTACAGCCTCATTTCTGGATTTACAGCGATACCCCGAATTAATAGCCATAGACTGGCCAATAGCATCACGAGCAAGCTGAAGCCTTAGCACGAAACCTACGTTAATTTTAGAGGCATCACAACAAGGACACTTGAACTCGTCCCTGGAAAAATTGGTGGTTAAATCACCCATTAGATTTTTTAGGCTTTACTGGTTTTCGAACAACTTTCTTGCCAGTTTTGCGAGCGTATTTCGCAGCTGCCTGAGATCCTTTCGTGGTATAACTAAATCGTTTAGTTCCTACAGTCGGCATAAAAACCCCCTTTTTTAAAAAATAGAACATAAGTAAATAAAAAAAACAACAAAAAAAGGCAATTCCATGAAAAATATAGATCAGTATGTTTATCAATGGTATGAGCATGAAAGCGAAAAAGACTTTAAAAAGTTCAAGTCCGGATCCATCAGAAGCACCGACGCAGACGGAGAACGCTTCGACCTGATCAGTCCTTTCGGATTAGTTCGCCTGGCAAAAATATATGCAGAAGGCGCTAAAAAATACGGAGATAGAAACTGGGAACTCGGACAGCCTACCGACGAAATACTCAATCACGCAGAACGACATCTGAACCTGTGGAAGCAGGGAGACAGATCCGAAGACCACCTGGCTAAAGTTGCCTGGGGAATGTTCGCCATTATGCACTTCGAGAAGACGAAACCACGTTGCTAGCAATATATGTAAAATATGTGTAATACGTGTGGAGGTCCAATTAAACCTTTTGAAAAAATCATTTGCTGGGGGTCACAAAAACAAAACCCTTTAAACAAAACCCTTTGTTTATGTATGCACATACCAATGCAGACATCGCATGGTATATGCCAAGGTATGCAAGCTCATGCCCTCCGGGCACTGCGCTTGCTGTTGCTATCCGCTCGTTCATGTTGCTTGCATGCGCAAGCACCACGCCCTCGCTCTAAGCATATCCCTCGCGTCATGCCGCTTGCATAGCAAGCGTCACGCCACTCGTCAAAGCATCGGCGCTCGCAGTCGCATCGCACCTCTGCTCGCTCGGAACAAAGCGTCCTCGCTCGTAAGGTACCGACCCTCCTTTATCCGGGTCGGCAAGACTACGCCCCTCGCTCAGGATCGCTCGGGAAAGCGCTCCGTCTTGAAAGGCATATTGAAGTATCTGCCAATACATGCTAGTCTTGCTACACTTTAGCACTTAGCAATCAACACAGGAGACTGCAGACATGGCGAAACGTGAGACGTCGGAGGCCTTCGGCCAAGAACAATCCCCTCTCCAACCACAGCATTACAAGCCTACGACATCGAGACATCCATGGTCGGGCAAGCATCGCACG